GGCGCTGCCGCTGGTGCTGGCTGCGCCTCACTACTCGCGGCCGGCGCGGGTGCGGCGGGCGTTGCCGCCGGCGCCGGCGCCGCAGTGGCCGAACGGTGAGCGCCGGCGAGGACTTTCGCGCGGACCTCGGCGCGGCGCGCAGCCGCGGCGGCAGCCAGGGATGGCGCCGTCGCGGGCTGTCCAGCCGCCGGACTTTCGCCCGCGACTGCCGCCTCACCAGCGGGCGCAGCGGGATCCGTAGTGGACATCAGGATTGACACTTATCGTGAACGAATGTCAACGTCAACACGTTGTCCACGCCGCTAATGTATTGCCCGCTGCGAGTCGAGCGATGACCCCGGCCGAGTGGTTCGCCCTGATCGAGGAGCACGCCTTGGCCCTCCGCGCGCGTGGCGTCACGGAGATCTCGTTGGAAGGCGTGACGATTCGGCTCGCCCCGGCCCCGATCGCGGCTCCGCCGCCCGCCTCCGGCGCGAAACCGCCCGCGGTCGACGATCACGCTGATCCGCTGGAGGCGATCCCTGGCTACACGCTCGATCCCGAGCCGGAAGGCAGCCGCAAATGAGCGAAGAGACCTGGTGGACCGCGCAGAAGGGTCAGGTTGCTCGGACGCTTTTTACCTACGTCCGCACGATCGACCGGCTGCGCTTCCCTCTGTTCAACAAGTTCCATCGCCTCGCCCAGCTCTATGACACAAACCCGTTGCCCGGCCAGCACAGCGGGCGGCCGCGCGAGTACGGGCGCATGCATGAGAACGCGCTCGCCTCGGCGATCGACACGATCAGCGCCCAGATCTCGACGACAGACGTCCGCCCGGTCTTCGACACAGACGATGCAGACTGGTCGACGCAGCGGCGCGCCAAGGATCTCGAGCTCTACGCCGACGGCGTCCAAAAGAAATGGAGGGTCACTAAGAAGTGCGCGCACGCGTTCAAGACCGGCGGCGCGGTCAAGGGCACCGCGCTCGTCAAGGTCTGGGGCGATAGCTTCAAGCGGCTGCGCATCGAGCCGGCGATGGTCGACGACGTCGTGGTCGACGAGCTCGAGTGTCGCAACGGCGATCCGCAGCAGTTCCACTTCCGAACCACGATCGATCGCGACGAGCTCAAGGCCCTCTACCCGAAGTTCAAGGCCAAGATCGAGCAAGCGCAGGGTGGCGTCGGGAATTGGACGAAGTGGGCCGGCTGGCGCCCGATGCGCCGCAACGACCTGGTCGTGATCGAGAGCTGGCGACTGCCAATCGGCGCGAAGGGCCAGCCCAACTACGTGCCCGGGCGCCATGTCGTCGCGATCGACGCCTGCGACCTACTCGACGAGCCGTATGAGGAAGAGTCGCCGCCGTTCGCCGTGATGCGCTGGTCGCGGCCGACGGAAGGCTGGTACGGCATCGGCGTCGCCGATCGCGCGGCGGCGATCCAGCTCGCGCTGAACCGACGCAACCTGCAGAACGAGCGCAAGCTCGACCAGGGCGCCTTCCCCACGACCTACGTCCATCAGGCCGATGCCTCGCTCGCGACGGCCACCGCGAGCGTCATGCAGAATGCGCTCGGCACGGTCGCAGTCTACAGCGGGCCGCAGCCGCCGCAGACCGTGACCCCGCCGGCAGTCTCGCCCGAGGAGCTCTCGAGCGCCGAGCGGCTATCGGGCAAGGTCTTCGAGGTCACGGGCGCATCCCGGCTCACCGCCCAGGGCGTAAAGCCCGCGGGCCTCGAAACCGGCGCGGCAATCCGCGAGTACCACGACAAGTCGATGTCGCTGCGCTTCGCCGAGCAGGAGGACAGTTTCGAGACGTTCGTCCTCGACACGATCTGGCTCGCGCTCGGCGTCTGCAAGAGGCTCGGCAAGGACGCCCCCAAGGTCGTGGCCAAGAGCCGCTTTGGCTCGCGCACGCTCGACTGGGCGTCGGTCGACATGGAGGACGTCAAGGTGTGGATCGGCGCCGCCTCCACGCTGCCGCGCACCCGCGCCGGGCGCGAGCAGACGGTCACCGAGTGGGCGCAGGCCGGCATCATCTCGCTCGATGACGCGCGCCGCCTGATCAACCACCCCGACCTCGGGCGGGCGATGTCGCTCTACACTGCAGCCATCGAGAACGCCGACGAGGCGATCGAAGAGATCGCGCGCGGACGGTCCGTCATGCCCGAGCCGTTCATGAACCTGAAGCTCCTGGTATGGCGCGCACAGCAGCAGTACTTGCTGTGGTGGAGGATCCCCGGCGTCCCCGAGGAAGTGCTCGAGAACCTCCGCACGATGATCGTCCAGGCCGCGTGGATGGCCAGCGGCGGCGACCAGCCCGCCAACATGAACGGGATGGTGCCCGGGCCCGATCAGTCCATGCCAGCGGGCGGAGGGCTTGCGCCGGCCAACGTCAACGAGGTGCCGCCGCTGCCGGCCGGGCCGCCGATGGTCGCGCCACAGGCCCAGCTCTCGCCGCAAGCGATGCAGCTCGTCGCCGGGGTCTAGCCCCGGGTGCTGCGCCGGCTCGACGTCGGCCTCGAGGAGACCGAGCGGCAGCTCGCCGCCGAGGATACGTCGCACTGGCTCTCTCTCGTCGACCTGGCCGTGGGCGAGTGCCACCCCGATCAGCGCAGCTTCGTGCTCGATCCGGCCAACTACATCGTCGGGCTCGTCGGCCGCGGCGGCGGGAAGACGATCGGCGGTGCGGTGCGGTTCGTTCGCCGCATGCTCACGACGCCAGGCGCGAACTGCTTCTACCTGGCGAAGTTCCGTGACCACGCCAAGCGCCTGCTGTGGCAGCCGCTGAAGAACATCTTCAAGAAGCTCGGCTTCCGCAAAGACCGCGACATCATCTACAACGAGTCGACGCTGCGCGCGACGCTGGTCAAGACCGGCGCGACGCTGCAGCTGTTCGGCGCCGACAAGCCCGGCTACATCGAGAGCCTTCGCGGCGAGAGCTACCACGAGGTGGGCATCGACGAGGGCGCGAGCCATTCCGACGAGCTCATCAACCTTCTGATCGATTCGATCATCGGCCCGCGGCTCCTCGGCGCGCTCTGGGTCATCGGCACGCCGGGGCGGCGCCTCAAGGGCCTGTTCTACGAGATCTCGCGCCGCGGCTCGACGCGCAGCCGACTCTACAGCGAGCGCGATACGGAGTCCGAGCGCGAGTGGTCGCTCCACAAATGGACGCTCGCGGCCGCGATCGAGGCGACGAAGCACCGGCCGATCGCTGCGCTCGTCCAGCTCCACGCCAAGCAGCAGCAGATGATCCGTGACAAGGGGTGGTCGGACGACAACCCCATCAAGCGCCGCGAGATCGACGGGGAGTGGGCCTCGGACACGACGGCCAACGTCTACACCTACCGCATCCACAATGAGAAGACCGGCGAGCTGTGGAACCAGTGGAACCCCGAGCGCCTCGGCCCGCTCGGGATCGCGAAGCTACCGACCGAGCACAGCGACTGGCTCCACGTCCTCGCGATGGATCCGGGGTTCTCGGACCCGACGGCGATCAACGTGTTCGCGTTCTCGCCGAGCGATCCGACGCGCACGATCTACCACCGCCTGTGCTTCGAGATGCGTGGCATGTACGCGCTCCTGATCTCGAACACGATCATGGGCACGCGGCCCGAGTACAGCCACCAGGCGCCCGGCGGCATCATCGGCGCGATCGGCAAGTGGCCAGCCGGTATGGTCGCCGACACCGCTCACCAGATGGCGCTCGCGGTCCTCGCCGAACTCTCGGAGGTCTACGGCATCCACTTCGAGCCCGCCAAAAAGGGCATGGACTACAAGATCGGAGCGATCGACGTCGTCAACGGTGATCTGACCGAAGGCCGCATCAAGGTGCTCAAGGACAGCGAGCTCGAGGAGCAGCTCCTCGACCTGCAGTGGGACGAGAGCAAGACCGGCAAGCAGATCGAGCGGCCCGGTCAGCCGAACCATTCAACCGACTGCCTGGTCTACGGCCGCGTCCTGCTGACTGGCCTGATGACGGCGAATCCGCCGCCCAAGAAGGCCGATCCGCGCGGCGAGCCACCGCCGCCGACTCCGCCGCCGGCTGCCAGCGACTACTCGCACATGTTCCAGGACAACTACTCGGCGCTCTTGGACTGACGATCGGCCGGCGGGTCCCATTCCTGATATGTGCGCACCTGCGAGACGTGCATGTAGCGCGTGTTGTCGTACTTCCCGTTGCGGAAGTAGTCGAAGCGGAACCGCTGGCGCCGCTCCTCGAACCAGATGTCGTAGCCGGGCACGCTCTCGGTCTCGCGCGCCAGGCAGTGCTCGAACGCCTCGTTGGGCGCCCCGACGATGATGCCGTTGCCTGGGGGCACGGC